CTTTGACAGTCTCAATTACTTGATCTTCTTCATCAGGATGTACATCCACCACTATACTATCATGTACTGTATTACAAAGCAGGGATTTAAGTTTCTTTTTCTTAAACTCCTCGAAGGTAAGCACTAGAGCAGACGGAAGTAAATCTGCTGTCGCAAACCCCTGTACAGGATAATTCTTTACGCTAGTCCCATGTGTAATGCCTCTAGCTGTTCTCTTTACATAGGGAAATCTGTATTCCCTACCAGAAGGTAGACTCACAACTTTATACTTCAAAGCCTCTTGAGCTAACCTATCATGCCATTCACCAATTCCAGGATATACTTCTGTAAATTGATAATAATATCTGTGTACATGTTCAGGCAACCCTATACCAGTAGCACCATACAACGGTGCAAAAGTATGTGCCTTTGCATTTTGTCTTTCTTCTGATGTAATATCTTCTCTATCTTTACCAGTTATAATCGTAGCAGTCAAATTGTGTACATCAACACCACCCTTGACATTTTCGTATACATGCTTATCTTTACTTAAGAACCCTGCTACCCTATACTCTAGCTGTGCGTAATCCCCTTCAAGAATCTTACCACCTTCAAACCTAGAAACAACTGCCCTACGCACTGGGAATGTTTTACCTCTAGGCATGTTCTGGAAGTTAGGATTCCTAGATGACAGTCTACCTGTGCTTGTAACACACTGCATAAACTGAGGATGTATTCTATCTGAGTAATCTAAATTTTTTTCTATACCTTCTATAAAAGTTTTTAGGTAAGTCTTGATTGCATTGTACCTGAGGTAGGCTTTTATAAATGCAACTGCCTCTTCGTTACCTCTTTCGTAATACAAAGACAAAGCATCTGCATCAGTTTTAAAACCTGCACTACTACATGCTTTTGTATCTAACGGCACTAACTTAAATCCTGCTACCTTTCCTGTAGGCATGTATTGTATACCAGTACCTGAACAAGGTTTACAAATAAATCTAGCATTACCCCAAGAACCATCTTTTCTTTTTTTAGCTACCTTGCCATAGCCTTTACAAGGATTACATCTAGTAGCTTCTGTTCTGTACTGCACTGTAGTGTTGTTTACAACTGCCCTTTTAAATTGTGCATCAGTCATGTAGGCTCTACGTTTTGGTTTTTTTGTATTACCTCTAACCTCATAGCCTAAGTTAAAAACATTTGTCCAAGTCTTTTTATTATTTACTGCTCTAGAAAATAATAACTTAGACCTATCATCAGGGCTAGATAAATTTATAGGTGTATCACCCATAACCCTAGAAACTTCTTTGTTTAAAAATATACCAAGTTCTTCTAGTTCTTTTGTGTACTCATCTTTAACAAGGTTTAGAGCTTGACGATCTATCTTGATGCCATCTCTTTCCATTCCTGCTAAAACTTTTGTTACCTCAAAAGACAGGTACAGTGTAGGCTGCAATCTGCTCAATGCTCTTTCCTTCTTGTTTAGACTGACTTACAGCTACTTCATAAGTAGACTGCACATCAGCGATTCCGTATTCTTCTACTATGTCTGCAGGTATTATATCAAATCCTATACCTTCTTTCAAGTAGTTTTCTAAAATTTCTTTCTTTTTCTTAGTTGACGTTTTATGCCTACGACAACATTCATCTAGGCTAAGAGGTACCTTAACACCTCTAGCCCATACATAATCAAACACCATAGTATCATATACAGCACCATCATATGTAAATCCAGATGCAAACAGCCACTGCAAATCAAATTTTATATTGTGACCTAACAGTACGTCTGCTCTGTCTAGTGCGTCTTGTACTATCTTCATGTTGTCTGGTGTAGGGTCTTTCTTTGAGTGATAGAACCATACATATTGTACAGGGTTATCATCTTCTTTAAAGCCTACAGACACTAACTGATTACCCCTAGTGTAAGGTGACGGATCAGAACCCTTGTCTGTTTTTATAAAAGTAGTTTCTACATCTAATGTTAAAATCATTCGTAATACCTCCCAGTAAGTTTGTCTATCTCACAAACTACGTGACCATGCCACCCTGAGATTTTATTTTTAGAAACACATAAGAACCTAGTATCATCATCCTCACCAGGATTTTTTCCTATGCCTATAATTATATCAGCCTCGCCTGCCTTACCAGTTTTAGAACCATCAAGCATGGCAAAGTCTAAGAACTGACGATTGTGTGCGTCATAGCTTGCCTGAGACACAGCCCATACCATGCAGTTATTTCGCTTGGCTATCTCTCTTGCATTTACATAAAGCTCTTTCAATCTTTCATCACCTCTGCTAAACTCACCGCCTACTTTTACCTTGTCTAACTGATCTACAAACAGCACATCAATTTTATTTAATTTTGCAAACTGGTCTATCTCTGATATGTCTGAGCCTACAGAATCCATAATAAAAAGTCTATCTTCTATTTCATTTTTATAAACTTCTTTTATAGTTTCTATCTCTTGCATGTAAGTTTCTTTATGTACATTAAAGTAGGCAGTAAGAACTCTTGACTTCATTCTCTTGGCTGTCTCTTCATTCATTATGTATCCAACAGTGTTGCCTTTACGTATTGCTTCTGCAGCTAGGAAAGCACAGAAAGATGACTTACCGCTTTCAGGTCTAGCAAAGATAATACCAAGGTTACCTCGGTACGTACCTGCTACTTCATCTGATAGTGTTATTATTGGAAAAGGGAAATCTGGGTCTGCCTCAAAATCTTGAAACAATTCTTCAACATCTGTCTCTTCCCTTTGCATAGACAGAATACCAGTAGCCGAGTCTTGATTTATTATTTGGTCAATCATCATTCGTAGATCACCAAAGTTAGCTGAATCGCCATTCCATATATCAATAGCTGTTTCGCCTACCTTTCTTGCCATCTCTCTACGCCAGAACTCTGTAAGTGTGTCCATTACAAATTGAGGATCACCCTCTATATCTTCTGGTATATCTTTTATTGCATCTTCTACTAACTCTCTAGTAGAGTCTGGCATGGCAGGATATAAATTTTTGTGTACTATAAAAAGATTATCTTTCGATAGATCACCTTCATACTTAGTATGATAATGCATTACTGCGTCAAAGATAGTTTTATATTTTTTATCAAACATATCTTTTGTGACAAGAGCTTTCGCCTTATCAAAGTTTTCTCTACTTAAAAGTAGGGATATTATTTGTGACTCCATTTTGTTCTCCTAAAAAGGTTAGAGTGTTATATTATATTTATTTTAATTATGCAAGGTCAAAACCACCTGCAATATGTCCTTCTTTTGCTTTAGGTATTTCTATTGGTTTTCCATCTTTATCAAATTTTTGTTGGTGCACTTCTATATTCATACTAAATGATCTTCTTTCACCCTCACTTTTAAAAGGGTAGACCATGTGTATGAGGTCGGCAGGAAATACAAAAAAATCTCCTACAGAGGGTTTTACCATTAAAGTATGTTGATGCATTTTACCAGACGAACCATGTAAAAACTCTATATGTCCATTAGCAGGATAGTGATCTTTATAATCTTCTTCCCACTCTTCCTGTATATTCTCAGGTAATCTTAGGTAACCAACGCAAGACATACTACACTCAGTATGTATATGTGCAGGGTTATACTCACCTGCAAATTGCCTAACTATCCATGCTGATTTATATTGTATACCATAACCTGTGCCAGGTGCTAAACTTTTAAATGACCTGTTCAAGTCAGTGTCTAAGTATTTACCTATAACACCGTTAAAAAATTCTGTATGTTTTTGTAACTCATCAGATTCTATTAAAAATTCTTGTTTAAGTTTACCTACAAGATTGTTAGAATGGTCTAATTTTTTAACCTTCTCCTCATTTTTTATAGTTTTATTAACATACTTATTCATTCTTCTTACTAAATCCATAGGCATCTTTGCGTACATTATCATAGGTGCAAAAGGAAACAGAGGAGATATTTGACCCTCAGGTGCTTTTGAAAAATCTGTAGGCATTATTTACTCCTTGCTTTAAATAAACGATTCCCAAACCAGAAGCTAATTATAGCGGCAAAGATAGTTTGACTTTCCTCATCCCATGCCTCTAATATAGCAGGTAATACATCTCTTCCTTCTTGCACTGCCATTATTACGTAGGTGATTTTAACAAATGCAAATATAGCAAAGAAAGCGTATGTTATGACTGGTCTTACTGATGCTTGTAGGGCAGATACAAATGTAGATTTGTTTGCCTGTGCCAATGACTCGGCATGTTTGTATAAACCTTTTACCTCTTCTATGTCTGCTTCTGCATCTAGTTCTTTTAATTTTAGTTTGCTTAGTTCTGATGCGTATTTAGCTTTCGCCTCAAGCATCAAAAGTTCTTGTTTGTTGGCTTGTTTCTTTTCAAAGAACCCCAACACGGAGGGAAGAAAAGAAGTTCCAAAGCCGAGAACAGAGCCTAATAATGATATCATGTTATGTCTACAATCTCACAAGCACCTGCACTGCATGCCAACTCTTGCGTACCTGTTGTATTGTCCTCTCTTTCGTAGTTTGATAATAATGTCCAATCGACATTTCG